TGAAAAATACGAAAATAATCCATATATATTTTCGAAAATACATAACTATGTATGCAATCTTTTGCCGAATATATTGGATAAAAAAAATTCTTCGCATGAAGAAAGCGTTCAGCGCATAGAAACTCTATCTCAAGAACAAAATACATTCATTGAAACGTTTTTAAATACGAATAAATACTTTTATCTCTCGAGCACAGAAAAGTTTTTTTACTATGATGGCGAACATTATCATATTCATAGCGAAGACGATATTTTATACACGGTATTATCTTCGATTTCAAAAGAAAGAAATCTACTTTCTTGGAAACAACAAACAAAAGTATATATTATGAAGCGTATCAAAAATAATAATTTATTAAAATCAATACCCGAATCCGAGACCATTCAATATGTGCTGGATAGTTTATGCCCCGCGTTTTTCGTAGATAAGGTTGAAGCCAAATATTTTCTTACGATTCTTGGTGATAATATTTTTAAGAAGAATTTAAATCTGATACATTTTATCGACGCAAAGGCAAAACGATTCCTTCGCGAGCTTAATATTCTCACACAATCCACAATCGGCCAAAATGTGTCTTCGACGTTTAAATATAAATATCACGAACAACATGACTATAAAGATTGTCGATTAGTAAAAATAAACGACTGTATCAAATCCGAAAACACGTGGGTGCCTGTTTTAAACCAATGTTTTCTCGACCTTATATGTGTTGCTTCTCATTATTCTATAAGATTCGGTAATTCTGACGACGTTATATTAAAGCACTATCGTGAACAAAGATTAATCGATAGCATATTCTATTTACGAGATATTGAACCGGAAGGACTTACAAATAAATTTATTGAAGAATATCTGCAATTCTCCACAACGCCCGCCACCGTACAAAGTCGCGCCCCTCAAATTACTTGGAAAAACATGCAGTATCTTTGGAAACATTTTCTTGAGTCCAAGAATCTACCCGCAGTCATGTTTCAAAATCGACTCAAAGGGTTTTTAATTCAAAAAATGAAAGAATATTACGTAGAAGATATTGACACGTTTCATGTATGTAGTAAATATTTACCCGCAATACAACAATTTCTTCAGTTTTGGACTGAAACAATAGATATTGATGAAACGGAGGCCGATTTCGAGATAGAAGATATTGTACATTTATATCGCAAATGGACAGAAGATAAAGAAGAGAGCTATAGTAATTTAAATGATAAACAGATTCTTGATTTGATTCTTTATTATTATCCAACGATTGAAATCGAAAAGGATAAATATATTAATGGGATCACGTGTAAATTATGGGACAAACAGTTGGATATTCAAGTTGCTCTTGAAAGCATGAAAGAGCAATTGAGAGGTCAAGCCGCCAGAGACCGTTCTACACCAATGAAAAATATATCTATTTATGACGCGTATACTTTTTATTGTAAATACTTTTCTTGTTTACCTAACAAAAGATTCGTGAATAAAGCTTATTTCGAAAAATACGTGTTTGAAAATTTGGATGAATACGTAATTGATGGTCGGCTTATTTCTTCAGAATGGTTGTCGTTTTAACGACGTCTAGTCGTTTTGTGTTTATTCTTTTTGGAAGGTTTCGACGTACGTCTTTTACCGCCCTTTCTATTTAACCAGTCAAGGCCTTTCGTCAAGCCAACCGCTAACGCATCTTTCGCGGCTTGTTTCGCCCGATTGCCTTGATCTATAGCTAATTGTTTGACTTGTTCAGCTTGATTTAGAGCCATTTGTGAAGCCGGACTATTTAAAAATTCAGACGCGGTGCCTTTCAAATATTCTGCTGCGTTTTTTACTTTTCCTTTTAATTCGTTTAATTTTCCCATCAAATTCGGCTTTTCCTCTTCAATGGCTTGAGCCATTTCAGGAGTTTTCATTTCAGTTTTTACTTCTGAAACCTTATTAAACATGTCATACATTGCACTACTGTCCATTCTTTCAATAACATCTGATGTTAAGCACGCAACGACGTCTCTTTTAATAGGTTGTAAATTTGTATCATAATACGTAACACCAATTAAATCGGGTTTAATTTGCGAAAGCACAATTGTACCATTTGGATTAGTAAAAAACATTGTTTTTTTATCTTTCACTAATCTTTTCGAAGTCACTATTCCTAAAATTGTTTTTGTTTTTTCTAGTGTGATCAAATCCGTGACTTCAGCAATATATGCTCTATCCATGTCGTCAGTAACTCGGTTGTTAATTTCATCAAAGGTTGTGTAAATTGGTCCCGAACTATCCATTTTGATATATATAATACTTATTTATAAATAATAATTCGGTCAATAATTACCGAATTATTTGCGTTTATTTCTTACCCTTCTTCGCCGTGCGGTTCTTAGGCGTTTTTTTGACGTAACCGAACTTTCCCTTCTCGGCGAAATATCCGGCTTTCTCTAAACGTTTCTCCTTCTTGGCGGTTCCATGCTTCTTGCGAGAAACAATGCGACCCCACTTGTTCATCAAAAGGCCGCTCTTGTGTAAGCCACCCTCGGTTTTATACGCAGTTCCGTGCATCACTTGTTCGCGAGAGCCACGTAATAATTTATAAGTTTTTCCGTGGATATGGTAGAGACCATCGGACTGGCGAGTAGGTTTCTTCATTATATATTTATCCATAGATATTTTTTGTCTAAATGTTTTATCACCAAAACGACTCAATTATAGTTTGTCTGAAATAGAGGATCCGTGACGACTGGAAATTTAAATGAAGGTGGGAGAGGACCATATTTTGCAACATATTCTTTATAAGAATACGTTTGTGTGTTTTTACTTCCTCTTGGATTCGGATTATTTACATATTGAGAATAACGCATCGCTTTACTAATTGATGTATCATTTCCCGAAGTGGTTCCTATTTTATTGGTCGTTGCATTCGTATAAGGATTTATAATTTTTTGGTCTACATATCCTACTCCTTTATTGGGAATGGTTCGCCAACTACTGTTCGAACCAATAGATGTTCTAAATAAAAACGAGCGACAAAAATTTATTTGATTCGTATCATTGGATATGCAAGGCGAGTTTGCCATTATATATTTGGACACAAAAAATTGATTTCGAAGTTTAACAATCATAATAACGCAAATTTATCGTCACAATGGCTTCCACGAAAGAAGAATCAGCTCTCGCTAAACAGTATCAGCGTAAAACAGATAAACAACATATTCTAGATAACCCCGATACATATATCGGGTCGGTGGAGAATGTGGATGCGGATATGTGGATTTACGATGACGCCACGAACAAAGTTGTTTCTAAGACAATTCATTATATTCCCGGTCTCTATAAGTTGTTCGACGAAGGTATCGTCAATGCGCGCGATCACGTTGTTCGCATGGAGCAATCAAAGGCCTCCGGGAAGCAATCGGTTACTCACATCGACACCACGATTTCTGCGGATGGTACCATTACTATCACGAACGACGGAAACGGCATCGACGTCGCAAAGCATCCAGAATACGATCTTTGGATTCCCGAGATGATTTTCGGTCATCTTCGTACTTCCACCAATTACGATAAAGACGAAAAGAAGATTGTTGGCGGAAAGAACGGTTTCGGTTTTAAACTCGTTCTTATCTGGTCCGATTATGGTCGCGTCGAAACGGTCGATCATGTTCGTGGATTGAAATATATTCAAGAGTTTCGTAAGAACCTTGACGTTATCGAGCCGCCGACCATCACAAAGTATCCAGGAAAGCCATACACTAAGGTTACATTCAAGCCCGATTACCGCCGTTTTAAGATTCCCGGACTTACACCAGATATGCTCGGGCTTCTGAAGAAGCGTGTCTACGATATCGGCGCAGTAACGGATAAGAAAATCAAGGTAAATTATAATGGCTCGACAATTCCGGTCAAGAATTTCCAACAGTATATCGACCGTTATATTGGGGAGAAGGGCGAGGCCAAGCGCATTTACGAAATGCCGAATGACCGCTGGGAATATGCCGTTGCACTTTCGCCGTGTCACGAATTCTCGCAAGTGTCATTCGTGAATGGTATCTGTACATTCAAGGGCGGAAAGCATGTGGATTATATCCTCGGACAAATTATACGTAAGTTGTGTGATTATATCGAGGAGAAGAAGAAGATCAAGGTGAACCCGTCGGCCATCAAGGAGCAAATCACTCTATTCCTACGCTGTGATATCGAAAACCCCGCGTTTGATAGCCAGACAAAGGATTTCATGAATACGCCGTCGGCTAAGTTCGGTTCATCGTGTACTGTTTCCGACGAGTTTATCGTCAAGGTTGCGAAGATGGGTGTGATGGATATGGCAATGTCATTGACGGAGGCCAAAGAGAAGAAGCTAGCGAAGAAGACCGACGGCGCAAAGACAAAGTCGATTCGCGGCATTTCAAATCTCATCGATGCAAATAATAGCGGCACTGCGGATTCCAAGAACTGTATCCTCATTTTGTGCGAGGGGCTAAGTGCTCTAAGTGGTATCGTTTCTGGTCTTTCGAGTAGTGACCGTAATACTATCGGTATTTATCCTCTTAAGGGTAAGCTTCTCAATGTTCGCGGTGAAGCAACAAAGAAAATCTCCGAAAATAAAGAGATTAGCGAAATCAAGAAGATTCTTGGTCTGGAAACCGGTCGCGATTATAAGACAATCGATGACGTCCATAAGCATTTGAGATATGGTAAGATCATGTTTATGACCGATCAGGATTTGGATGGTTCTCATATCAAGGGTCTTTGTATTAATTTGTTCCATAGCGAATGGTCCAGTTTGGTAAAGATTCCCGGGTTCCTCTCATTCATGAACACGCCCATCTTGCGCGCGAAGAAGGGAGCTCAGACACTATTGTTTTATAACGACGGAGAATACGAGACATGGAAAAATAGCTTCGGTCCAGATGGTCCCAAGGGTTGGACCATCAAGTATTTTAAGGGGCTCGGCACGTCGACTTCGGCGGAGTTCAAGGAATATTTCGCAAATAAGAAAATCGTGGACTTTGTCTACGACGGACCCGAAAGCGACGATATTATTGATAAGATCTTCAATAAGAAGCGAGCCGATGACCGTAAGACATGGCTCGGTGACTATAACAAGAATGCATATCTGGACACGTCGAAGAAGGACGTGAAATACAAGGAGTTCATTGACAACGAGATGATTCATTTTAGCATTTATGATAACGAACGTTCTATTCCCAACATGGTAGATGGTCTTAAAATTTCCCTTCGGAAGATTCTGTTTAGTGCGTTTAAGCGCAAGCTCACGAGCGAAATCAAGGTTGCACAATTCTCGGGTTATGTTTCCGAGCACTCGGCTTATCATCATGGCGAGGCATCTTTGAACGGGGCCATCGTTAACATGGCGCAAAACTTTGTTGGTTCGAATAATATCAATTTGCTCGAGCCCAATGGTCAGTTTGGAACTCGTCTTCAGGGCGGCGATGATAGTGCATCGGAGAGATATATCTTCACCATGCTAAATTCTCTTACGCGTTATATCTTTCCCGAGGCCGATGATGCTGTATTGTCATATCTGAATGACGACGGAACCATTGTCGAACCAGAGTATTATGTTCCGATTATTCCGTTTGCCCTTGTGAATGGTATTTCAGGCATCGGCACGGGTTTCTCGTGTAGCATTGAGCCATATAATCCAAAGCAATTGATTCAATATTTGAAGAATAAGTTGCGCGATCAATCGAATGAGCATATTGATTTCGTTCCTTATTATGAGGGCTTCAAGGGTTCGATTCGTAAGATTTCAGAGAATAAGTATCTAGTGAAGGGTCTTTATGAAAAGGTGGCCGACGATAAGATTCGTATCGTCGAGCTTCCCGTTGGCTCATGGACCATGCCTTATACAACCTTCTTGGAGACGTTGATGGACGGCACCACTGTGGATAAAGAGGGTAAGAAGATTCCTCCAAGCATCAAGGATTTTACTTCGATTTGTACAGAGGTTTCCGTAGATATTACGGTTCAGTTTCCCAAGGGTCGTATTCAGGAACTAGAGGCGTCCGTAGATGCAAACGGCTGTAACGCTCTCGAGAAAATGCTAAAGTTGTTTACGACAGTGTCGACAACCAACATGCATATGTTCAATAGCGAAATCAAGTTACATAAGTATAGTAGCGTCGAGGAAATCATCAATGACTTTTATGGCGTCCGAATGGAAACGTATAAAAAGAGAAAGGCAGCGCAAGTGGACGCACTCGAGAAGAGATTGGTTCGTCTATCCAATAAGGTGCGGTTTATTCTGGAGAATCTTAGTGGCGCGATTGACTTGAGGAAAAAGACATCCGACCAAGTAAATACGCTTTTGACCGGAATGAAGTTCGACCAAATCGACGGTGATTTCAAGTATTTGGTGAAAATGCCCATGGACTCGGTGACTAAAGAAAACGTCGATGCTATAACGGTTGAGCAAACGAATCTACAAGCCGAACTTGTCGCTTTGAAGCAAATGACTTTGGAGACCATGTGGCTCAAGGAACTGGATGTTCTTGAGGGCCAATATGATATGTATAAGGCAAAGCGCGAGGTTATTCAAAGTGCTAGCAAGGCCCTTCCCAAGAAGATGAAAATCGTAAAGAAGTAAAGAAGTAAAAACACATATTAAATACTAGTTTTTTTTACAAGCTCTTCGAGACATTGTTCGATTTCGCCAGGGCCATATTTCAAACAGGTTATTTGTACATCCGCTGGACTAACGACGCCTCCGTTCATTCGTTTAAAATAATAGTCGAGGGTTTTAATGTCTATAATTTCGTTACGATATTTATAGGCAACCATTTCTCGAATCGTCGAAACAGTCGCGTTATCTAATTTTAAAACGTAATCGATACGGCCCGGTCTCGTAAACGCAGCATCTATTTTTTCCAAATGGTTTGTGGTAAATATCAACATAATATTATGTAGTTCCATAATTCCATCAATCGTATTTAATACGCATTCTAATGTAAGTGCATCGTCTTTTTTCTGGTTCTGTATCATTACCATGGTTTCCAGTGCCTTTTTGGTTTTGGCTAATTCTTGTTTTATATCGTCCACAGAAGATTCGCTCGAACAATCGCTTGACGTAAACGAATAATGTTCTGCTGGTAAATCGGAGGAGTCGGATTTTTTGCTAGAACGACATTTTAATACATCATCATTATTCGCATCAAAATCTTCGAAAATAAAACATAGTTCGCTAGGGTCATAATCCACTCCGTTTATTTTTGTGGATCGCAATAAAGCACAAAACTCGGAACAAGAAGTCAAAGCCGACCATCTTATCAATACACCGTGTCGTTTGGTGCGATTCAAAATTCCGCGAATTGTGGATGATTTACCACAGCCGGGAGGCCCGATCATCATTATGCCTGCTTTAAAAGTAATTCCTGCGTCTTCATATTGTTCTTCGACCGCGTTTCTAGTAAGGGGATCGGATTTCATAATAAACCGGTCTATATATTGAACAAACTCGTTCTTGCCTTCGAAAAATATGTTTTTCTCCAGGTGTTTATTACTTCGAAAGGGATATTTCCTGAAAACCGTTTCGCACCTATCATCTTCGTCTTTATTATATTTAATGTATTCAAAAATGCTCTGGTCTTTTTTATTTAAAATTTTACTTTTATATTCCGTTATACAATTATCCAAAAACTGGTTCAATATATGAAACTGGTTCTTGCCTTTCTTCGATAACTTATACGTATAGTTTTTATAGCAAGATACATCTTTTGTTTTTTTATCGTCTGTATCCCTATTTTCTTCCGTTATCGATATCTCAAAATAAATTTTTTGGTCTACGTCTATCAATATTTTTTCATTTTGAGTCGGTAACAGAATGTAATCCAACGTCTCCGGATCCCATATTGATTTTGTTTCACGTCTCGAAACCTCTATCATTTTATGAATATCACTAGGCATATGTTCAGTTAGATAAAAATTCAAGGCGCGAA